TAGATGTCTTGTTCCTTGCCCAAGCGGCTCAGCGCTTCGATCTGCTTCTCCATCTCGCCGTATGCGTCGGCGAATGAAGTGCCGCCCCCTCCACCACCACCGCCTCCGCCGCCGCCGCTTGAACCGACATCGGGTATGTCGGGCAACTTGAGATCACTTACAGCATCGACAGCCTTGCCAAACAAGCTTGAGGCAGCGCCAGAAATTGAGCTCATCAGATTGGACAGGCCCTGAAGTGCGGGGATCATGCCAGCAATGCGTTGTGCAACGCTAAGGGCGCCCTGGAGCGAGCTGGTCAGCTGATCAGCGATGGACTTCGCGATGCTGATGCCGGCGCCCACATTCATCGTGCCGAGAGTCTGTCCCGCTCGAGCTGCGGCAAGAATTTCGTTCTTCAGCGACTCGGACACATCCAGTGTTCTCAGCTGTGTAGCAAGTGACTGAAGCTCAGCCTTATTCCGAAGTTGCTGTGCCTGATAGCTATCGCTGCCATACTTGGCGATAACCTTTTGAAGCTCGGCCTGCTGTTGATACTTGGCCAACATATCCTGACCGGTCCTGAGCGCCGTTTCACTTTCTTGGCGCATCTTGGCGTAGAATTCCAGCTGCTGCTGTTGAACAGGGCCGAATTGTTTCAATACCTCGAACTCGCGCTGGCGAGCTTCGGCATTAGCAACGATGGCTTGAAAGACGCGCTTGTTTTCCTCCACGGTGATGGCGGCGATTTCACGAGCGGCTTCAGCCTCGGCTTCAACCCGAGCACGAATAGCTTCCAGATCGGTGGTTCCAAATTCCTGGAAGTTACTACGAAAGCCGCCATTCTCGGATCGTTGAATGGCGAGTTCAGCTTCAGCCTCTCGAGCCTCGGCGGCAGCCGTAGCGGCTTCCTGGTTGGCCTTCGCGATGTCGAGCACAGCGGTAGCCGCTTCCTTAGCGCCGGTCTGGCTGAGCACCACCAGGGCGTCGTTCAGCTCCCGGGTGCCAGCTGAGGCGTCATAGGTAGCCCTCTTCATATCATCTGTAGCCATGATGAGCGCACCCACAACCAGAGTGATCGCGCCAATGGCAAGGCCAATGGGGTTAGCCATCAACAACGCTTGAAGGCCCTTCATGGCCACACCGAACAAACCGGTAGCTGCGGTGGATGCGCCAAGCGCCATCTCAAGAGCAACAAGTGTGGAGATCGTGGAGTAGATCGACGCTGCAAAGGAGGCCACCTTGACAGCCACAAATGCTCCGGCAAGCAACCCCAGAACAGTCACTACGTCACCGATATTCTCGCCAAGGGCGAGCAGAACGGAAGCCAGGCCTTGTGAGATGCCCGCAGCTTTATCAAATTCGCGGAAGGCCGTGATGGCCTCATTTCGAAGAACGGTGAAGGACTGGGAGATGGTTGGGTTGGTCTTCTCGAACAACGCAGCCAGCTCCTCCTGCTGAGAGATGATGGCATCGAAGAACTCTTTCGAGGACAGACGGCCGTCGAGAACAATCTGCCTCAGTCTCGAGACCGAGCCTCCCGCCTCTTCGATACCGCGGGCGGCGGCTTGGGCAAGGGGGAGCGCGCCTTCAAGGATGGAGTTGAATTCTTCCGCACGGACAACGGTTCCACCGATGGCCTGAGAAAGTTGAATAAGAGCGCCGCGAGCAGTATTTGCAGCTCCACCCTGAATGGCGAGTGCTGTGCCGACGGCCTCGACGAACTGGTAGAGTTGTTCATTTGAGGCTCCTAGTTCTTTCTGCGATTGAGCTACCTTCTGATAGAGAGCGACGTTCTCTTCCAGTGGTGAGCGGGTGCGAGTCGAGATCTCACGGATGCGATCAAAAGACTTCTCAAGTTGTTCCGAACTGTCAGTAACGAGCTTCAGGCGGTTGTCAATGGTGGTCGATGCATTGCTAAGGTCCAGGAACCCCCGAACAAGTTGGGCAGTCCCCAGACCCGCAAATAGTCCAGTTAGCACAGACCGTGCGGAGATGGCCGACTTCTCAGTCTTCTCGAGCTCATCGCGGACTTGACGAATTTGCCCGATGGCCTGACCGTCTTTGAAAGTCAGGTTAATGTCAAAGTTGGCCATCTCAAGTTCCCTCGTCAGCTTTCTTTTGAACCCACTGGATGTAGACGGTATCCAGTCTCTCCATCAGGTATTGAAAGGTCAAGAACTCCTCATAACCCATCTCATAAACTTCGCCGTACTTGACGGTAGCAGTCCAGGGTATACGTCCGATAGCGCCTTGGCCAATGGGTCGACAGGTGGTTAGGCGATCAAACGCGGTCAGATAGAATTCTTGACCCGGTAGTAGGTCGGGCCTCGAGAGATACCAGTCGGGAGCTTCGACATTCCGTTTCAGTTTTGCTTCCACAGCAAACTTTTCTTCGGAGTATCGAAGCTCCCACTCGAACCTCTCGACTAGGAGTTTCCCAGCGCCTCGTCATCCGCAGGATCGGTGATCGCCGAGAAATTGGAGGGGTTGGTGCAAAAACTGCGAACGCCGTCGAAGATGTAGTTCGGCAGAGCCGTCAGGAAGTCCTCGCAGTTCTTGACCGAGAATTCCACAGGGGTACCATCGGTGTCGAAGACGTCACCCCAGGCGGTGATCACAAACCGCGGATAGAGAGTGCGATCATCATCCCGGGTGCCTTCGATGGCCTCCAGCGAAACGCCGCGGCCAGCGGCAGCGCGAACACGCTTGTTGGAACGAGCCAGCTGAGCACGAGCGAACGGCTTGTTGGCCTCGGTCGCGGGTTGAACCATCAGGAAGGGGGTTTTGTTGTCGCCCATCCGGATTTCAGTGATTTCGTACTTGACCGACATGTCGGCCTTCACATCAAAAGCTTTCAGGTTGTCGAAGTTAGCCATTTCAGTTTCTCCAACGGGTTTTCGGGTTATGGTGGGGCGACGCCGAACCCGACAACGACGCCGCCCCTAGCCTGCGCAGGCTATCTCAGATAGTCGGGACGAAGGGGAACATCGAAACCATCAGCGAGGCGCCATAGACGCTGTCGCCGAAGGCTTCGCCGGTCAGCGAGGCAGTGATGGACTTGTTCGCCGGGAATTCGCGGCCGCCCCCGCCCAGAGTCATCGCGGGCAAGTCCACAAAGATCGCGCCGTCGCTGTTGTCCAGCGCGAACTCGAGGGACACCGTCTCGTTGTCCTTGATGGCATCGATCACGGCCTTCGAGGTGAACATGACCGTGGTCTCGATGTTCACGAAGAAGTTGCCCAGGTTGATGAACGGCGAGCCAAGGGTGCCGAGGCACTTCTCGGGCTCGACGTTGTTCTGGAGCGTCAGCGACAAGGTCTTGAAGCAGGTCGTCAGGCCTTCTTCGTCCGCGTTCATCATTCGAAGCCGGGCGATGTCCGTGGAGGTGCTGAAGCTGTCAGTCCGCAGAGGAAGGAGGGCGTTAGCCGCGTTGGTCTTCCGGGTCGTGGTGATCTTCTGAGTGTCGATGCCGACAAAGCCGAAGTTCATCGTGGCTTTCTCGGTTTCCGGCAGCGTAAAGGTTGCCTCGTTCGGGTAATTGCCGACGGCGTATTCGTAGCCAGTCGCCGGGCCCGCTTCCAGGTTGTCGAAGGCACCCTCGAACTGGAAGGTGGTTTCTTGGTAGTTGGCGTCGTCCACATCGACGTTCCGGACGAAGCGGCCGAAGAACAGATCGATGGAACGGGCGGTACCGCCGGAACCTGTGGAGGTGCCATCATCCACGACGAAGACCGAGTTTGTCCGGTCCAACGTCAACTTATTCGCCGCCATGGAAAGGATGCGGACATAGCCATAGTTCGTGTCGCTGTCGGCCTGGGAGAAAAACTGGTTGGCCGTCGCTTCGCCACCGATCCAGATTGTTTGACCCGGGGACAGCTCCAGTTCCGTGAAGTTCAAGGCCGTGCTGATCAGGTTTCCGTCGGCATCGATCTCCAGGTCACCAGCGGCAGCACGAATGCCCGCGCGTTCCACAACGGCGTTGGCCGGAGCGGTGCCCTCGGCAACAAGGGTACCGGCCACAGTGATGTCGGTATCGGTCGGCGTTCCGTTGACCAGCTTCAGGCCGTTGTTGCCGGGGTTGGCCATGCCCCGAACGAAGACGAACTCGCCCGCCGAATAGAGCACGTTGTTGTCGGCGGTCGAAAAGCTGTTGGTGTCACAGGACAGAATTTTCTGGGGGGGCCTCCCCTGCCACTTCGACACGGCGAAGGCCTCGATGAAGTCTTCGGCCGGATCAAGGCACAGGTCCATTTCGACCTCGACCGCCGAGGACATATCGACGAGCTTACCCTTGCGGCGCTGCCGGCGCTTCGAGATGGGCGAGCGCGAGCTGCTGGTCATGGTGGAACCGAACGCCGGGATGGAGTTGGGTTCGAGCAGCTTCCACACAGGCGAGATGGGGAGAACGCCAGGGACGGCACTCTCCCTAGCGTAGGAAGCTGAGAAGTTGTTCGTCTTGGTCTGACCCATTGGTTTTCTCCTTTAACGGATCTCATCATAAGTGTAGGTTACGGATGACTCAGCCATATACCACCCATCAGCAGTACCTCGCTCTCGATATGAGGACTCACCCCCGAAGACATCACCGCGGCCGAGGTCGGTGTCGAAGATTTCCTTAAAGACCTGGTTAAGATAGTCGGCATCACTGGTGCCGGAATTGGCCGAGATAAAGATCTGAAGGATCACCCGAGCCTGATGCTCAAATTTACGAGCACCCACAGGGCCCAACGTCTTTTGACGTGAGTCTCCGTGGCGAACGCAAAGACGAACCCACCGGCGGTTCTTTAGAGGCCTGGCCACATTGGGCGCATCATCCGGCGGCGTGAACTTCTCATTGTCAAGGGTGAAGATTGAAACTTCCTCATCCCATGAAGCAAGAAAGGTTTTGTAGACAAGGTCTCGGAATTCGTTGGGTGTCATTTGCCTTGAACTCCTGCGACTGAGGCAATCGCGTCGGCGATGCAGGCCTCCACAAAATTAGCGGGAGCTTGTAGTGAGCTTCCGCTGTTCAGCAGGTCAATGTAGGCGACACTGTTGGTCACCCTCGGCGCTTCGGTCCGCGTGATCCGGTATGACCGGATTTCCGACAAGCCCGCGTTCTGCGCCGAGAATGAAACCATCCGCTTGCTGCCAGCAATGCCATTATTGGCACCCAAGGAGGGTATCCAATTGGAAGCGGCGAAGCCCGTCTTCTTCGGAGTGGCACTCCGGAGATTAAGGGTCAACCGTCGAGTGACCGAGATCACCTGACGGCTGGTAAACTTCTCCAACTCCCGCGTGACGAAGATGGCATTGCCCATCGATCAGTCCTCTGCGGCTTCCGGGTCGGGCCAGGCCAGGATTTCCAACGCGGTTACGAGCGACTTGCCTTCGGTCATCTCACGCAGCCGTTCGGCGGCGTTGGGGCTGATCTGGACAAGAAACTCAGCTTCGTTGGCGATCCAGAACTCATCTTCGACTTCTTCCACAGCATGGAGTTCGGTGTCGAAGAGAAATTCATCCTCACCCGCGACGAGGTCGGCGGCGGGCGTCCCGTCGGCCGGCTTCGACGGCGCTTCCAGGGCCTCGATGATCTGGGCCTTGGTCATCTTGTCGTCAATGGCGATGCTGCGTTCTGCAGCCATCGCCGCCAGCTCTTCTTTCTTGAGCTTCGAGAGATCCACAGATTTGACCTCAGCCTCAGCTTCGGGTTGCTGAGGCAGATAGTCGCCCTTCACGTCGATGCTCTTGGCATCGTAGAGCAGCTGGAGTCGCCGTTGGTTGACAGCCATCCTCTGCGCGTTGAAGTCTTCGCCGGGCTGGTAGTCCCGCCCTTCCCAACGGAAAGGACGGGCCACGACAAAGGGTCCTCGCGGCGTAAAGGGCTGTCTCTGGGTTTTCGCCATGACACAGCCCTCCGATTACGCGATGACGGTCGCGAAGAACAGGCCCAGATCGGACGCGACGACCTTCTGGTCGTAGGCCGACTGGATTTCGACGCGGTCGGACTCGAGATGTTCCATGCGGAACTTCTTCATCCGGGTGCCGTTCGAGCCCGCCGCCAGGAAGCCCGTCCAGCTGAACGTGTAGCCGGCGGAGGGCGTCATGATGCCCGGCGTGGGTGCCGAATAGCAGAGGAGCGCGCCCTTCTTGAACAGGAAGTTCGAGTCCTCGGCAATCTTCTCGGCAGCGGCGTTGTGGATGGCCGAACCCACGAGGATGCGGTCGATCTTGAACAGCGCCTGAAGGTCCGACACGGTCGCATTGGCCGGGCCCCCATTGGTCTGGCCGTACTTCAGCCGGTCGATGATGTCCGGATGATCGTAAAGCGTGTCAAGCACGTCCTGGCCCAGCACCAGCGTGTTCGGAGCGAAGCCGGTCTTCTCCTGGATCGTCCGCTTGTAGAGGCGGATGTCTTCGATGGGAGTCGACGCCGCGTCGTTCCACTGCTTCACCTGAGCGCCCGACGGCGAGCCGCTGACGCCGGTGATGTCCGTTCCCCAGACGCCCGTCTTGAAGTAGGCGTTGACGAAGTTCTTCTCGCGGTTGATCAGCGCCTTGTGGGTGCAGAGCACGGTCGCTTCACGGTCCGACGACAGGGGCGAGTCCGTATTGGCACGAACCTGGTCCGGAATGTCGTGGTGGTAGGCACGGACATGCGCGTAGTAGGTGTTCGAGGGGTCAACCTCGTAGCCGCCGCCCGCGGACTCGGTACCGGGTGCCCGGACACGCATCTCGTCGCGGTTGAACGAGTCGCGCGGGATCACCCAGTAGGCATCCGACTGTTTCTCCACAGGGATGCTGGGGAAGACGCGGTCGGCGATGAAGGCGGAAGCCTCCTGGAAGTAGGCGATGGAGATGTTGGTCAACGGGCGGTTGACGTGGACATCACCTTTGGTTGGCTGAGACATTTTGTTCTCCTTCTGAACTCAGCGGTGGGGCTGGGTGATGCCCAGCTTACACGATGCCGCGGTAGCCGAACAGCACCTCGGCGAGACCACCGGCGGCAGCGCCGACCAGAACGATCCCGACGATGTGCGAGCCGGCGCCCGCTGCGGTGACGACGGCGCCGTTGGCATCGGCTTCGACCTCGTCGCCCGCGGTCACGCCGCCGGTGCCAACGACGATCTTCAGACG